AGGGCCTTCATGCCCTCTGGTATGTGCTCCATGATTGCCTTCAGTGTCGGGGCAACCTTATGCAGTACATCCTTGTGAATGTCCAGATAAATGGCGTCGTGGACGGTGTTGATGATATGTACCTTGCCACCGAAGAAGTCTTGCGACACGAGCCACCGCATCACCCACCCAGACGCAGCCTGTACGAAGAAGCTGGACTCGCCCTGAATGGGGTAGTTCCGCATCTGCGTAGGCTTGAAGTCCATCGTGTCGATGCACTGACCATCGGCCCAGATACGCTTGGGATACTGCCTGAACTGGTAGCGGGTGCCACCAGGACTCACCCATACGCCGGTCTTGTACAGCGTCCAGCGACCATCGGGCTGTTGCTCGCGGTGCAGCTCCGTGTTCTTGTTCACCTCAGCGAACACAGAGTTCTCGTACCACGCCTCGACCTCGGGGAACAGGGCCTTCTCTGCGTCGATGAATGCCTGGGCCTCCTCGACCGTACAACCAGTGGCGAAGGCGATACCCATTGCAGACGCACCGTACTGGTACGCGAACGCTCGGGGCTTGATATCCGTCCGTAGGGTCTTGTACTTCCTGTGCTCCGGGTGCTCCTTGTTGTGACACTTCTCGAACACCTCGTCGTAAGGCTCGCCCAGGACACCGGCCAACCTCATGCAGTGCATGTCGATGCCTTCCAGCAGGGCCTTTTGAAGGGCCTTGTCCTTCGAGAATGCCGCCAGGGTGACGACTTCCAAGGCTGCGTAGTCCGCCTCGATCACGTAGCCGTCGGCACCAAACCTCGACTCGAACATGTTCTTCACGTCCGACGTGTCACCACGCGGGATGTTCTGGAAGTTCGGTCGGTTGCTGGACAGCCGCGTCGTTTCCGTGCTGGTCATGTTCAGCATGTGGTGGATGATGCCCACCGGGGTCAGGTACTGAAGCATACCAGACACCTTCTTCACCACGCCGTCGTCGTCCCGTTCCTCACGCAGGTAGTACGTGCCGATGTCCTTGTCCAGCTTGGCGAACTCGGACAGGTCATCCAGTAGCTGTCGTACGTCCTCTGGAAGCTCGGGCCGCTTCTTCAGCGTGTCGATTGCATCCTTGCCGGTACTCAGCACTGGGGAGCCGTCTGCCAATTCCCGCTTGCCTGAATGCTCGCTCAAAAATTCTTTGCGAAAATCAGGTGGGAGTTTAGCAAGGTCAACCACAGGCGGGCAGACAAAGACATCCTCGCCCCACTTCATTTGCGGCTCGGTGCCCTCGACCTTGAACGGCTTGGGCAGTCCCTTGTTCTTGCCGGATTTGAACTTCACCAGCGGCCCCCAAGTTTCCTCGGTCACGTCTATACCTGCACTCTCGACCTCGGTGATCGGGAAGTAGTTTCCGTTCTCGGTTTGGTAGCACTCGACCTTCTCGTAGATCAACTCACCCTCTGCCGTGGTGCGGGGCACCTTGCAGCGGTACTTGATCGGGCCACCGTACAGCCACGCGGACATGTGGTAGTCGCTGGATTCCTTGAACTCGACTTCAGGGGGAAAGAAGCTGCGACGTTCCCGGAACTTTGCGACCAGCGCCGTCAGCTTTTCCTCTTGCTCCCTCAGTTGGTTGAAGGCCAACTCACGATTGACGAACAGGCCAGCGTCCATCGCGAAGCTGTTGAACACCATAGCTTCCATACGGGTCAGGGCACTGTCCCACTGGCCGCGTTCAACCAGCTTGGCGTACTGGCCGTAGAACACCTTACGGGTATTCTCAATGTCACCTTCAGGCCCCCACAGGTACTCGCCCAGCAGCTCGGGGTCAATCTCGCTGGTCAGCTTGCCCTGCTCCCACAGCAACTTCACACCGTCGATCTTGTGGCTGCCGCCATACTTCGGAGCTACCTCGTCCAGGCTCGGGTACTTCGTCTGCTGATTCGACAGTAGGTACTCAGCGATGGCAGTGCAGAACACCCGACCACCACGCTTCAGGAACTTCAGCAGCTCGTCCCGTTGCTGCACCAGCATCCAGTCCAGCTCGAAGGGTGCGTTGTGCGCCACGACAAGCCATACGTCGTCGGGGATGTGGAGCCAACCTGGGTTCAGGCTTTCTTCACGACTTTGGTACTGCTGGCCGTACACTTTACCGTCGTACGGGTTCTGGTCAACCGCGTACCCTGTCATTACGACGAAGTTCTCCGGGTGCCTGGGGGATGCCAATGCGCCGTAGTACGGGCGGTTGTCTACCTCCAGATCAAGAAAAAGGATTTTATTGGCGGTCATTCCCCATCCCCCTCAATGCGGCGGGCGTGGTCGATGGCGGCGTCCAATGCCGCACCACTAGGAAACTCTGGGCCTAGTCCATGATCTTCATAGGGCAAATCATGCAAGCCATGTGAATCTCGAAGCCAGCGATACCTCTCAGCATCCACCTTATCTTTGGCGATGGGCTGACTTAACACTTTTAATCTGGAGTCCTCTGCATGTTTTACAAAATCAGATTGCCGTGTCTTGAATAGAGGGTCCCTCCCCTGTGCATAATCTCGGTGTAAAGACGCGCACACTTCCCATGCGATGGCTGCCTCTTTCCAACCCTCCCGATCCTGCCCGCTGACCTGGGCGGAAAATACCGGCGTGACGCACACTACGGGGTCATGCCCGTTGATATGTGAGAAACGGGGTCGGTTCAAACCCCTGACGAACAGGTAGGTTTGCTGGCCATCAACGATGTAACCTACCGGCAACCCATCAGAGCCGCTACCGGACGGTTGGGCTTTGCTGATGTGAGGCGATGCGAGGGCATCCGCGAATTCGTCAGGGAAAACTGCGCAGTACAGATCGGCGGCGTCTACACCGTCCATAACAAGCCCCTCGCCAGCAGCGGCATTCAGAGACGTGTGCAGATTGTCGCGCCATTGCGCGGGATCCACCTCTGTAAGCCGTTTAGGAGGGGGTGCTTCAGCTATCACAGACAAAATATTATGATCTTCGTCTTGTCTGGTCACTGCCACTATGCGCTCCCGCCCAGGACTCCAAGATACTACTACATCACCTTCAGGTGTTTTATGACGGAACAACTTATCAGCACCGCTTACAGGTTGCTGGGCCGGTACATGCACCACGAAGCGCGGAGCATCCATCCCGCTAGACGCCAGCGGCAACGTCAGCACGTCCTGGCCCTCAATGTGAACGTGGATTTCCTCGCCCGCGGCAGGCTGCGCCACAGACGCCAGTTCGTTCATGCTCAGAATCTGCCCGCGCCAGTGCAGGGTTTCGCAATCGTCCGGCACGGTGCAGGTGTAGCCGCAGATGGCAGGCTGCGCCTGGGCGTCAGCGAAGGCAAGCGGTCGAGCGCGCAGAGTCAAGCTGTCGCTGCTTTGGTGAACGTCCTGGATGTACGCCTCGATCTGTTCCCGCGTGTCGCAGGTGGTGTATATCTTGCCATCGCGTCGGCCACCGAAATGCACAGCGGCCCACGCCACCGGCTCCGCGCTTGCGGCCGCATTGTTCCGCTCGATCTCACGCCCGGTCTCAATACCGGCATGCCATGCGGCCTGCTCCTCGGGAGTGCAGCCGGTTTCGGGGGCGTTGATGTGTTCGTTGCTCATGATTGGTTCTCCTGTTTCTGTGCGAGTGCGCCGCGCGCAATATTGATCAGCCCCTCAAGTCTGTCTGGATTTGCACCAGTTACAGCCCACAAGAGAAACGCGCTTGCAAACTCACCTAGAGAATCCCGTTCAGCCAGCAGGGCGCGGATGGTTTCGGGGTTGGCGGCGGCGATGTAGTCGGCGTTGGCTTTGCCACAAAAGCCTCGCAGAGTGTTCCATTCTCTGGAATCGAAGTTAATGTGAGCATAACCAGCGTCGTACACCATCTCAGCGCGCCACGGCCCAGTCGTAGGCCCGGCATCCAGCGCCGCCCTCAACTCTGCGTATTTGTCAGCCATGACATTCTTCCTTCTGACGTGTTGCGTAGGAATGTGAACAAGCAGGCGTCTATATATGCCTTGTTGTCCACCGTGAAGTTCAGACAGTTCACCACAAACCATAATCTGGAATGGGCACCGATGGCTATGTGTGGCTTGCCCAAGCGATTCCTGTACTTACTCATATTAACCTGCCATGTTCGCCGCAGCGGTCGGGGGTTGCGGCGGCTTGTTCTCGATAGCTTGGGTACCCGACAGGAATCGGCACCGGGCTGCGTCGAACTCGACTTCACCCTGGGCATACGATACCTTACCCGCAACTGCGAACTTGTTCTTCGGGGTAGACAACCCACGAAGGTATTGCATGTCAGCTCGATCAAGCGAACCAAGCAGCAGGATGATGTCGGTAGCGCCTTGAATGCCGGTCTTGCTGTCCTTCAGGGCAGAGTACGGCGGGAACAGATTGTCGCCACCCTCAGCGGACACCTGCACCGTGGCGATGCCAATGAAGTCGTGCATGACTTGCAGCTCGCGCCAGTATTGCCACGTCTGCTCTACCAAGTCTGCCTTGTTTGCTTGCTTACTGCCTCCCATACGCACGTTCGCGATCATGTCCAGCACCACCACGCAAGGGTTCACGTCCTCAATGATCTGTTCGATCTGGGCCATGCTGGCACCGTGGATGTCCTTGACTCGGATGTACTGCCGGTCAGCGCCTATAGCTTCCTCGTACCTGTGCTCCAGTACACCTTGGTGTGACAGCTCGATAATCTCGGGCAGTGTCATACCGAGTGCAGCTTGGTACAGGCGGGGGATGATACGCTTACCGCTCCCCTCGTTGTTCAACCACAGGATAGGTCGGTCACCTCCGAAGAAGTCCACGCATTGCGGTGCCCAGTCGGTCAGTGTGTCCGCGATCATGGATGTCTTGCCCTTGTCAGGCCGCGCGCCGATTGCCACTGACACGCCGCCCTGTAGGGCTGCGATGTGCTCGGTCAGCAGGGGGATTCGACGCCACTTGATGCCCACATCGTTCTCGACCTCTGACAGAATCTGTGTGACCGGGGTGTTAATCCAGTCCGCAGCTTTTCCATTCGACCGTGAACGCTTCGCCTCTCGTGCCATGACTTCCAGCTCGTGTACCACGTCCACATCACCACCCCGCTCGTACTCGCTGATAATTGCAGCAGCTCGACCAGCGAAGTCCAGCTCGGTCAGCGTAGCCAGGACACCACGCAGGGCCTCGTCGTCTACAGGCTGCGCCAGCATACGACAATAGTGCAGGGTCACTTCTACACTCGCGGGGTCTGCACCTCCACTCCGCAAGCGTACCAGGGACTCCAGGGCCTCAGCCTGGATGAAGTCGTGGTCAGGGTACGTCTGAAAGTACACCGCGAACCATTGAAGCATCACACGGGACTCAGCCGATAGCATGTCTTGTGGGACATGCGATAGCAACTGATTGTACCGTTGTCGATGCGCCAGGGCCTTCAGGATTAACGCATCCGTCACAATGTTCCGCCTCCGTTGTATCGTAAGTGGTTGATGATTTCCCGGACTTCCATGTCCTTGGGGTCGAATCCGTCAGGTGCCGTAGTGTGGGAAACTACAGTTGTCGGTAGCAGCGCCTGTAAACGATGCGCGACAGTCTTGGCTCCCTTTACACCTGCCTTATCACCGTCATAGAACACCACGATACGGTCGAACGGGTCGCGTACCAGCTCGGCCAGCATACTTGACGTGATTCCAGTGCCCAGGGTTGTGCCGATGTAAAGGTCGTTCCAGGGCACGCCACGAGATGCGTGGTTCAATGCCCACCGCACCTTGTACATCGAAAGCAAGTCCTCCGTGATGTAAAGTGTGCCTCGTGACGAGGGCCTGTCGTGTCGAATAGGCTCGACTACCCAGGCTCGCTCCGGGCGGTTGTAGACAATCCACTTGATTGCCGATGCGCCTGTGATGTCACGGCCAAGACAAGCCCCTATGGTATCCTGCCAGGATTCTGGTCGGATGATAAGCCGCTTCCTGCTGGCACTATAACCCCAGGGAGGCAGGTGAAACCCTGCAACTCCCTTACCCAGCAGGAAGCCTTCAAGCTGTCGCCTGCGTATTGGCTCAAGGTCGGACATACTCACGATGTCATGTGGGGTCTCGACCTTGGTAGACTCAGCAGGTGCCCGCTCTGTCAGCTTGACGTGCTCCTTGTGTACTGCGTCACCTGTTTTGCAGGCTTGGCAATACGCCCACCACCGATCACCTTCGTGCCCGATCACAAGGTTAGCCCGCCTGGAACCGTCAGGCTTGTGGAATATCCTGTGCTTCCGGCCAACTGCCAGACGTTGTGCCTCTGGCAGCCAGTCCTCCCGAAGCAGTCTACTCATTCCGCACCCCCGTGATGTAGCGAGCATTCACCCGGCGAATGTCCCTGGCGTCAACTGGCCCGGACATCAGGATGAATGACTCACCGTCGATGCCGATGACGTGCCCGCCACCGGCCACGCCGCGTACGATGTAGCTCAGGTAGTCCCCCACATGAGCCGCCTGTACTGCCTCTACATGGGCCAACTCTGCCAAGGCAGCATCGTATCGGGCCTGCGCCGCGTTCAGTTGCTCGGACGCGGCTTCCAGCTTCTCCCGCAGGAGTGCTTCGCGCCGCTCAAGCATTAGTCAGTGCCCCCTACCTTCAGGTCAGGGTCGTCACCGCCAGCGAAATTCAGCTCGCCTTGGGCGTCATCCTTCACCTCAGCATCCGTAACGTGGGCCTCACGTAGCGCCAGCGGTACAACCTTGACACCGAACCCACCGGACTCTAGGAACTGGGGCAGGGCCTTGGTCACAACGTACCGGATGTTGTCGTGCAGGATACGCTCTGCGAAGTCCTTGTCGTCCGGCAACTCAGACGACAGACGCGCCAGCTTGACATCGCCAGCGGTAAAGGCAAGTTGACGGTACTGCTGGGCAAGGTTGTCGGGGATGGTCACGTTCAGGGTCAGTGCCACGTCGATGTTCAGATTACGCATTATGCTTTCCTCATAGAGTGATAAATCAGTGCCGTGGTCAGCTCCGCAACTCGGGCCTGCACGGTATCCATTACAGCGACCGGATAGCCGCTTTCGTTGATGAAGCGGAACGGTTGCCACAGCCTCATAGCTCAATCCTGTGGTGCGAGAGCCGCTTCCCGGTATCAGTAAGCTCCAGAAAGCCGGAGCCGATGTTAGTCAAGCAAACCTGGAAGGAAAGCACACGGTAGTGCTCAAACTCAGGGAGATGCTCACCCTCGATAGCGTACAGTGTGGTCACCACCGCACTAATAATGAACCGATGGGCAGGTAGCAGCTCGGCATCTTCTACCAGAATCTCCCGCACCACCTCAATCGGGGCACCGCCTGTGCGCAACTCGTACGCGGCATCCAGGTATGGTTGTACCTGGGAGCAGCCCAGTATGCGATCCTCTAGTGGGTGCGCCTGCACTGTCCCGTAGCTAAGTGCGGCGGCCACCAACAGGGCACTACTCGTCAGTGTCGTCTTGATATCCATCATCATTCTCCAGAAGCGCCAGCTCCGCCTGTGCGGCACGACGCAGGTTCGCGTCCTTGACTGCGGCACTATGCCGCTCAATGCTGCGGGCGGTAATGGCCGCCAGCTCGGTGTACAGCGCCTTAATGCGCGCTTCCTCAATACGGTCGTACACGCGGTCTGCAAAGTCCAGCAGCTTGCGGGTAACCTTCAGTGCGATCTTACTCATACGTTCTCCTTCAGTGCGGCACGATTGCCAAGTTGAAACATTGCCCGCTCTTGTCGGGTGTGGTACTGCTTGTCCTCCCGGCCCCGCTTCGCCACCGGCCTGGGGTTCTTACGGTCTCGGGTCTTGGGTGCAGATTCGTGTTTGTTCATAGCTTTCCCCAGATAGGGTACCGCGAATCGTAGTAGTAACGCGCCTTGTGTTTCTCTGCCCGTTCCTGCTGAAATCTGGCCTCTTTCGCCAGCTCATCCCGGTGGCGTCGAACATCCTCCAGAGACTTCTCCAGCTCGACTCGCCGCTCCCGCTGAAGTCTGGCCTCATGCGACATCACATTACGTTGGTCGCGGGCAACCGACAGGGCCTTCTCCAGCTGTGCGATTTTGGCCGCCTGTTCAGCGATCTTTGTGTCCTTGGACTTGTCACATTCCGCAGGTTTAGACTTGGACAGTGTGCCCACCTCCCAGACCAGTCCTGCGTGCTTGGCCTCCAGCGCCTTGAGTTGTGCCTGTATACTATCCACCTTATACACAGTATTGCGGCGGAAGTCCAGAAACTGGTCTACCCAATACTTCAGTGGCTGTTTAATATCCAAGCAGGATTGGTGCTCACCCCGTTTAGTTCCAAACATAATCTACTCCCTCTGGTTGAACAGATAAACGACCTCGTTGGAAGTCGCTTATCTGACGACACTTCCCGGGGAATTGGCGCTCCCCGATGGAGTGTCTCAGGCTACGGTAACGTGGCAGTAAGGGCGCTGCCTGTCCCGTAACGTACGCATTGTCTGGTAGGCCCATCCTACTCAGCGTCCGCCGCGTACCCCGTGCATGTTTTAAGTCCACCCGGTCTCGACTGTCAGGTTGCATTATACAGGTTTTAATCTGCGCCTGCAACCCCTTTGAAGTTCCTTTATCGAATGCCCCGAAGGGCACTCTGTAAAGCAACCTCAGACTATTTCAAACTGCCTGCTGCCTTTACTCTTGGCGACGTAGTCCTGGATGTCCTGCTTGGCTTCCGCCTTGTCCTCGTAAGAGTACACGTTCTTGATGTCGTTGATGCCCACTTGCTTTTCAACGACTACAGTGTACCCCTCCTGCTTCAGCTTGTTAATCAGTTGCTGCGTTGCTGCCCGTTGATTCTGTGCTACGATGACTGATGCGTCGTTCATACTACCCCCTGATAAATAATAGCGTTGGTGAAAATACTAACTGCCTCCTCGTACCCGCGCTCCCTGTAAATCTTGGCGATGTTCTCCCCCGCCTTGAATGCCACTTCCTTCGGCAGGCTCATGGTTCGATGTCCCATGAACTGCACGTAATAGCTTACGTCCTTCAGGTCTTTGCCGCTCGGGTGCCCGACAATAATCGCCGGGTATATCTGACCGATGCTATGTTGGCGCAGGCCGTGTGCTACTGCGTCGTCTGTAATTCGATCCATGATGTTCTCCTGTATGGTTCCATTGTAGGGGTATCTGTTGCGCCTGTCAAGTCCTAAATGCACTCGATGCAGGCTTTTATTTCAATAGGTGCGGTTTCCCGCTCCACGTACTGATTCAGGCCGATGAACGACTTGTATGTGGCCGTGACTGTACCATCCTCATGCACTTCCTTAACCGTGTAGATAGTGGGCAGAACCCCGGAAGTCGCCAGCTTGAACTTAGAACCTACCTTCAGCATTTTAAACCCCTTAAATGTTGTCGATGTCAGTATACTGCAATTGCGCCGCGTCTGTCAACTCGTCGTACACGTCGCAGAAGTCCTCGTCATGTAGGGCGGTCGGGTCGAACTCCGCAATCAGCTCCGCGTGTCGCACCTGAAATACAGTTTGCGCAAACCCGACATGTACCGCATGGTCTGGTACCACGAAAGCCCGCAGCTTCGCCCCGTGCTGTTCCAACGTGACCAGCACTTTCCAGTCATAGAACCATGCCCGCGCCTGTTCTACGCTGTCGAACCCGAAGAAGAAGTCCTCCCGTTCCTCTGCGCTGTAATCGTCACGCCACGCCTGCAAACCGCCGTCACACTCCGGTAACGGGTGCCGTGTGGCGTCGTATGGTATATACGGCCCGCTCTGGTATACGCCAGTGCCGTCCGCCTGTTCGAATCTCAGAATAACGTACATGATAACCTCCGTGGCTTGTTTTCAGGCCCATGGTGGCGTTTTTACCGCCTCGCCTACACGAACCCCTTACCGGCCTAATCTGACCGCTCCTGCCGCCTGTATTCAAGCGGCAGTGACTGTCCTACTATGCCCTATGCTCCGCCGACACCGCGGTACTGTCCGACTTCCCCGGTACCGGACACGGCGCGGATACTTCTCTGCTACGTGTGAACGATTCGCCCACATGAATGCTATATGCCGAGAACCCGTGCCGCTGGGCGTGTGCTACCGCATCCCGGCCCATTGTCGCCGTATTGTTCCGCCCGTCCAGAATGAGCACGCCACGGTCGCCTATAGCCTCACTCAATGTGCCGTCCAGCTTGCGATTGTAGAACTGTGCGAAGATCATGTCATTCCCTCGATTGTTTCAAAGTTGGTAAACTAGTTATGGCATACGATAGAAAACCTAAGGCTCAAGCGTCCAGCATGATGACAAGTTGCAACGTCTCCCGTTCCCCGAGGCAGGCCGAAATTTCGCAACGCCCGAATCCCGCTTCGCCGCCCGTGTCCCAATGGTGTGAACGATAGCCGGGCCGCCCTCGTGCGAATTCCTCAGCTTCAGCCATGAATTCCATCAGATCTTCTTCCTCATGATCAGACAGGCCGGTCATATCGCCGTTTATAATGGCCGGAAGGAAGTCGGCAAGCACATCATATTCTACGGTCTCATGTTTCATACTGTAATCCCTCGTTCAAGTTAACCCTCAGTCGGGCTCAGGTTGCCCACAGTATGCCACGCCTAGAGCATGGCATACAATTGAAAACCTGGGTTATACCTCGAATTTTTGAAGCTCTGCGCAAACCTGATGTGCTACAATGTAGGCGTCGAAGCCTTCTTCCGCGCGCCTCGCCCGAGCCTCTAGGTACTGGATAAAACTGTCCTTGTTAACTCCAGTGTACTGGGCATACACATCCCACGCGGTTTTCCACTCCTTGCCAGTAAGCCAAGATATCATGATTATCGCCTCACTCGATGAAGTACTCTTGTTTGAACTCGCCGCCCCAGTCCTCCGCCTTTGGCCCAACGAGGAAACCGCAATAGCAGTCGCTGCGATACAGTATCTTGTACGCAATGGCGTCTTGCTGCAATGCCTCGCATACAGCATACACGGCGGCCTCGTGTCCAACATTAAGCCAATCATTAAACCCAGCAGCCGTTACAACGTACGTTGTCTCAGTGTCGCTCATCTCAGTCTTGATGATCTCAGCGTCTGCAAATCCGGCGTACTGCATGAGATGCAGTACCGTGCTGTCGCTGATTACTTTGTCCACGCCTTGGACTGCGCTACCGATATTGAATTTGAACATGTTGTTTCTCCGTTGGTTGTTTGTCAGAAGGCTATGCCGTAGGCCGCGGCGAAAGCAAATTGGCCGTCGTATTCCTCACGCTTGCCGGTCGAATGATCTGTGACGATAATCCAGCGCCCGCCGATCTCCTCTACGGTGCAAAGTCGCACAGTAGCCTTGATCTGGCCGCCCACGGTATTCAACTCACTCATGGCGTTGTAGATGGATTCCGCTTGATCTTGGGTCAAAATAAGAGTATTCATATTCATTTCTCCGTTGTGTTGTGTGATTCATTGGCTCTATTGGAACATAATTTCGAACAGCTCGTCAAGTATTATTTATAGGGACAAACCCTAGTGCTGCACTTGATGCTGTACTCTGTGTGCTGTACTGTCATGACTGAAGTATAGCATAGTATTCCCAAGCATTGCAACTGTTGTATTTATACAAATTGATCAATTATTATCCAATGCTAAGTGATTGAATAATAAGGGATAATTAGACTTCACACTAGGTGGAGCATAGCGAAACCTAGGTACAATCCGGTTCTAATGCCGGGCAATGTGAGCGAGAGCGAACACGAGCGGATAGCGAAGTGTGAGAGCGAGCGAACAACCTGCGAAGCAGAGTGGATAGCAGAGTGAGTGAATACAGAATAGAAAGAGCAGAGGATGGATAGCAAAAAGAGCAGAGCGAGTGCAGAACAAAAAGAGCAGAGCACGCACCCGTCCAGCCAGCCACCGCACGAGCGACGGATGCGAGCAGCGAGCGGAGCGAGCTGTGAGCATACGGAGTGAGTACACCAAGGCAGGACACCAGCACCAGGGCAGCGAATGCGTACACCAAGCCAGTGCAGCCAGAATGCCACCAGAACGCACCAGAACGGCGTACACGCCGCGAACGGCAGCGGGCAAGGGTAAGGTACCACCCAGCCATGAAAACGTCGCTGTGGCGGCTGTGGCGAGGCCGACGGGGGAGCGCCAGCGCGTCTGGGGGTTGGAACCCCCTCGCAAAAATATATTGCGGAACAGGTGGGAGTAGAACTCCCCAGCCATGACAGCCAGGACAGCCTACTCCCGCGCCTTCCTAACAAGGCTTAGTCGCCGCCACCACCTTGGGGCACCAGCACGACCAGGGCGTCAATCGCGTCCTGAACACGATCGTCTACCTCGTCCACGGTGAAGCGGCCAAGCTGGATGGCGGGTTCGTTCGTACCCTGGTTGTAATCACGCAGGGCTTCAGCCGCCTTGGCGACAGCCACGTAGGCTTCCGACAGCTCGGATACAGTACTGTTTGCAATGGTCATTCTCTTTCTCCAAAGAAGTCCCGGACGGTCTGTACGACGCCGCGACAAGTGGTGTGCCCTTCACGGGCGGTCAGGAAGCCCTCGGCCAGTTCCCCGTTCGTACGGGGAGGCTGGGCTTCAGGCAGGGTAAGGCACTCTTGTAGGAGCGCCGTGGGTACTTCAAACCGATCAGGCACTGCCTGGGTACTAGCGCAGGCTGTCAGCAATACCAGCGGGCAGAGGCTGGCTATACCAATCCTCAGCCACCGGGTCAGAGCGTCTGGCATTCTCGATTCCTTTACGGGCGGTACTGGCCCGCTCACGGGCTTCCCTGGCAGCCGCCTGGACTTGGCGAGCAGCGGCCCGCTCTTTCTGTAGCTGGGACTCCAAGGACTGCACGGTACCCTCCAGGAGGGCCGTACGGGCCTTCAGCGAGGCGTTCTCAGCCCCGGTGCTATGTACCCACACACCCAGGGCTGTAATCGCGCCTACGACCGCTATTCCGGCCAGTACCTTCCAGTTCTTGAGCAGGTTCACAATCCAGAGGTACATACTGCGTACTCCTGTGTACGGCGGTTCACGAGGCCCTGGGCCACCACCTTGCGCTTTGTCTTGGGGTCTGTGATGTACACCCAGCGGTTCAACTGGTCACATGCTGCCCACCAGTCTCCGACCTGTAGCTTCTTCCGTAAGGTGCTGGAGCGGTAAGCCCCATCCCCAACGTTGTAGGCCCAGGAGATTGTTGCAGCGAGGACGCCCTCGGGGATGCCCGGTACATCTGCGTGGATGTACTGACCGATACGCACGGCCTCGCCTTCCAGCAGGGCCTTGCATTCAGCCTCAGACCGAACCCAGCCACGACGCACGTTCTTTGTGTTCCCGTAGCAGTCCGTCAACACCCCAGCGATGTCCACGTACACCCCATCGGGGTGACGGCCCTCCAGGCCAACCAGAAGCCCTACAGCGAGGGATACAGCCCCAGCCAAGGCTGGAGCCTTACTCCTTAGATTTAAGGCCATGCCTGTGTTCCTTTCGCCATTTCCATGCGAGGTATCCGATCTGCATAAGAAGGTACAGACCACCCAACAGCTTTATTGTGTTATCCAATGTGAATAGTCCTGCGTGTTCCCCCACCAAAGCGAGGGGGAAAGGTGCTGCGTTTCGGACTTGAGCTGCGAACTCTGTAATCCAGTCTCTCATGTGCGCTTCCTCTTTATGTTCGGGATGCGCCCGAGTCTGGCAGCCGTTCCCTTCCGTTGTGTGTGTTGTTTAACCCATGCTGGGTCGTCATAGCCCATAGGATTAGCCATCCATGCCTCAGCCTCAGCCTTGCGGCGAGCCTCAGCAGCCTTGTCCTCGTCCAGGGCCAGCATGGCCTTGTAGTGGCGCACCAGCATAGCCAGTGCTTCGATACGGTCATCCTTCGGCAAGGATTGGCGGTCGGTCGTGATGTTCTCAATCTGGTAGAACAGTGACCGCTCCTTCCGCTTGTCGATGGTGTGCTGCTGGTTCCACTTCGCGTCTGAGTCGAACACCTGCTTGTGCAGGATTAAACGGTGACGCTGCATGGCACCTACCAGGGAGTCAATGATGCGCCTCTCCTTCTGGCCGGTACTGTACTGCCCAGCCACGCCCACGTTCTTCAAGTCCTCGTGCTTCGCCAGGATGGCTCGCAGGTTAATCTCGAACAGACCGTGGCCCATGTTGGACTCTACAATGATGTGGCTGACCTTATCGCGTCGGATAATCTCGACCAGCTTCTCACCATTTTCCTCAGTGAGGCCACCCATGATACCGCCCACATCCAGGGCGTGGATGTACGGCCCGACGGCGCAGCCAGTGGCGTAGCCAATCTCGTCGCCCCCACCACCGGCAGGGTCAATGGTCATGATGCGGTCTTTAGGTAGCTCCACCCAGTCGCACTTAACATCCGGCACTGGGCGGTACATCACGGCACCCGTCACAGGGAACTGCGGGGGCAAGTCCACACGCAGCTCACGCACATCCCGGTGTACCAGGACTTCAGGTACGCGGTCTGGGTTGAAGTCCGCACAGAGTAGATCAGACAGCTTTAACTGCTGCCGCAGGGCGTCTGCCAGCGATGTGTCCAGCATGTACTGTAGCTGGAAGCCTTCAGGCCCCTGGTCGAGTTCCTTCTCGATCAGCGCCGCGTCATCGAACCGATCTGGGTCAGTAGGTGCCCCACGGGTACCGTCGAGGCCGTGGCCGCTGCCCAACGAGGGGTCGGCGTCCAGCTTGCCTGCCACGTACGGTGCCAAGAGGTTACCGTAGCGTTCACGTTCCTCTGGGTTCGGGAAACGCCCCGGCCAGATACGAACCTCGAAGCCACGGTTCGGCAGGGTGTTATAGATCGAATCCTTCGTCTGGGGAGTGCCCAGGTACAGAATGTCACCGTGCGTATTGATCGACGTGAACTCACGGGTGAGCGCCAGGAGAATCTGGCGTTGGCCCACAGTCATGCCGTTCTTTGTAGACTCAATGTCGTCTGGGATCAGCAGGTCAGCACGGCGACCTTGTAGGTTACCAGTGATGCCGATACAGGCGACAGAGGGAGATTGGTCGATACCCTTCAAGACGTAATTCACGTCGAAGGCGTCTGAGCCAGTCCGGTCTCCCATGCGCCGCTCAGGGCGTAGGTAGTCCAGCTTCTCCCAGTGCATAATCAGCTTGATGATGACAGCGGCGACTTCCGAAGCCTTGTCCTCACCAGCAGAGATAATCAGTACGCGGGTCTTAGGGTCTCGCACCAAGCGCCATACCGCGTATATGGAGGCGAGGGTGGACTTAGCCTCCCCTCGCTGTGCCATGACCATACGGAGTCTGGGGCCAGACTGCATGAACTCCGCGATGTCTGATTGCATGGCGGTAATGTCGAATCCAAGGTACCGCAGGGCTTCGTCAGCGAAGTCCTTGAAGTCCTTGTACTCGTCCGCCATAATCATGGCAATGCGTAGCCTTAGTTCTGGCTCCATGTGTACTCCTAGTTGATGAAGTCGCCTGTGGCCTTAGCGTCCTCAAGCATTTGTTTCACACTGCGATCTTTGGACTGGCGGGCATACTTCTCACGAAGTTCGTCCAGCGTGCTGATGTCCTCGGGTTCGCATGTAATCTCATTGTCCTTCAGCATCGTGCGAATCACACCCATCGTGGCAGCATCCAGGGGGATGCCGCCGCCGATGATGTTCCCGTCCTCATCACGCTCCACAGGAGCCATAGCTTCCTCAAGAACGTGGGTAAGGTACTCTGTGAACTTTGCGTGCAGATTCGCAAGCGATGACCGGGGTGCGGCCTTACTCAAGACCATCCCTCCTTAAATTCAGGTTTCAAGCGGAATGCGTACAGACGCTTTCCTACAAGGTGTGGAGTTCGTCTGGCAGCATCTGTTGCACGATTTCATCCTTACGCACTTGGGTTAGTAACCCACTGTCCACAAGGGCTTGCAGCCCACCCTCGGTGCGCGGGTCTTGGTATGTGACGAAAGTCGCAGCAATCAGCCGGTCGTACCACAACCTCACTGCTGCGTTCGTCAGCGTCGCCTGTACGACCGCAAGCTGCTCGGCCTCAGTGAATAGGTCGAGCATTTCAAGCGCGGTGAATCGTGGATAGCTTGGTTCTGGTTCAGGCTCGGGATTGTTCAACACATCGTCGGCTTGCGCCCACAAGGCTTCTGCTTCAGTGAAATCGTAGTCGGTAATGCGCCCGGTGAATGGCTCCTTTTCCACCCACATTGTGTCACCATCGTCCCCAATGAAAACAACCCCGTCCACGGCGAGATGTGAGCAATCTAGCTCCACGCCCAGGTACTTCTCGGGGAATACTAGATTATCGGGGATGATGATTTGTCGAATAGCTTGACTCATACCTGTGTTCCTCACAGCTTCATAATGTAAGCAAGGGCGTAGTATTTCGCAATGACTTCAGAACCTGAACCCGATGCGGCGGTGGACCCAGTAATCGAGTGCGTATGAGCGCCACCTGATGTGACCGATACGGTGTGAGTGTGGGCACCGTTTGAGGTGATTGATACCGTGTGAGAGTGAGCGCCCGAGCTGACCGTCCTGACACCATTCCTGGTAGTCCATGGGCCTGAGACGTGGTTGGCGTTAGCAGCAGGAGCAGAACTGCCTTGGCCGCTGGTGAGGGGTTCCGCAAACTGGACCGAGTGAGTATGAGCACCTGTACTGTTTGTGGAAGCCGTGTGGCCGTGCGCCCCAGCACTACCTGAAGATGCTGTGTGGGTGTGCGCCCCGCCAGATGCTGCCTCTAAAGTTCCTGCGCCATGCGAGTGGCTGGGTATCGAGCCATTACCAGTTGACCCTACGGCATAAGAACCGCCTGCTGCAATAACAAAACGGTCCAGAAGGTTAGGCGTACCGTTGTTCCCATCGCATAATGCCCACCCACTAGGGACAGCATTGGTCGCTCCAGACCACATCGCAATGATACCGGAAGGGATTGCATTGGAAAGGTCTGACAGGTTTGCTTTAAGGTTTAATGCAGCCTGTGTAGCTATCGACACTGGTTTGTTGGCATCAGAAGTGTTGTCAACGTTACCTAAGCCAATGTTGGTTCGGGCAGCAGCCGCGTTGGTAAGGTCGGAAAGGTTGTCCGCCTTCTTGAGCGCGGCATCGACTGCCGCAACGGCGTTACTCGCAGCCGTTTCCGCATCTTGTGCCGCAGAGAGGGCGTCGTTCGCGGTGTCTGCAATACCGTTAGCTGTGGACAGGGCAAGTACAGCATCATCTACTGCCCCCAAGGCGAGGGCTTGCGCGTCGTTCGCAGTATCTAGGGCGGTGTTCGCCATACCTGCAATGCTATTCGCTACGGACTCTGCGTTGTTGGCGGTATCCACGGCTGCGTTTGCATAGTCCACAGCGTCGTTCGCGGCCTGGAGTGCCGAGTTCGCGGTGCCCGCGATTGCGTTTGCCGTGTTCACAGCGTCTGCGGAGTCGTCCAGAGCCTGCTGGGCCTTGGCGTCAATCCCGGTCGCAATATCAAGTGCATCATTAGCTGTCAGGGCCGCAGCGTTCGAGGTATTCACGGCACTGTTCGCAGAGGCGACCGCACTAGAGGCGGCGCTGGCGGCACTGTTCGCAGTCGTTACTGCACTGGAGGCAGCGGAGGATGCCGAGTTCGCGGTACTCAGTGCGGTGTTTGCGGTACTCAGCGCCGTGTTGGCCGTACTCGTCGCAGTATTCGCCGTACTCACAGCCGAGGCTGCGTCGGAGGTAGCATCATTTGCAATGCTTACTGCGCTGTTTGCTGTGGAGATAGCCGTGGATGCACTGGCCTGGGCAGCCGAGGCGGCGTTGGACGCTGCGTTCGCAGTGCTCACCGCCCCAGCCGCCACAGACTGCGCCAGGATAGATGCGTCGATAGCATCCTGAGAAGCATTCTTAGCCTCGTCAGTCCGGTCAACAGACTCCTGGGCCACCTGAAGTGTTTGCCTGAAGTTCTGGTCGATGGTGTCCGCGTCGAACTCAGCGTTCCCCACGTAGGGTGGGGTGGCCGAGCCGTAGATATTCGGGACGGTGTCCAGGGGAGTGATACGCTGCACACGCACCACTACCCCATCGTCCACCGCCGGTGAGAAGGAGATTGCCTTGTCAGTGGCACCTACCCAGGCCCACTGTCGAGCATCCTCCACCCCGTCGAAGTAGACATGGATAAGATCACGACTGTCGTACTCGATAGACAGGGGCAGCATCGTCAGTGAGCCGTCAGATACGGCAGTCTGGATACTATACATGTTATTCCTTTAAGTTCTGTTGAAGGGCGTGGGAGAACGGTATGATTGACAGAAGTGGTGTGGCGTTCAGGAACGCTGCTGCTACGTCACCACCCCCGGTTTCACTGCCTGGGGTAACTGCCTTACCAAGTGTACCGGCCAAGGCGTAAGCACGATCAACTGCGATCAGGCCCGGTGCCCCGAACTCCCTGGACTCGCCAGTGAGTACACTGACTGCCTCAGAGAACAGGCCGATACCACCCATCATAGCGATGGCTCGCTTCACGATCTGGTCGTCCTCAAGCTCCTGCCCGTTCTTCCAGGCGTTCAACTGAACGGCGGCGAGGGACAGTGGGTACTGGTACATCAGCATCAGACTAAGCCCAGCCCACCCGTCGCGGGACATTGTACCGGCCAGCGTCTTGTTGTGGGCACCCAACACGAACGAGCGAAAGGTGAAGATGAACTTCCCAGCGTCATTCACCTGGGCGAATGCGGGAAGCTCCCCCTTACGGCTGCGGAGTACAGCGTCGTCCATCATCCTGTCCAACCCTGTGCGGAGGGCGTCGAAAGTATCGTCTGACCACCGCGTTGTATCTGCGCCATGTGTCGCTATTTCACGACGAATCTGGCCCATCAAGGGTGAGTCCAAGTCGATGCCGTATTTCCTCAGCATATTCAAGGACTTAGCATCTCCCTTAGCTGCGGACAGAAGCGAGTCTGTTACGAGGCTTCCTACAAGGTTTGCTTGGTGATGGTGTACCCACTTCATCGCGTTGATGTAGGGTACGAGCTGCTTCGCTCGTTGCAGGGCTATGTTCACATTCGAGCCGGTGGGTAGGTCAAAGCCATCCTCCAGCTTGTGAAGCAGGGGGCGTAGGCGAATGTCTTGGAACGCATTGCGTGCCAGTACATCCTCAAGTCTACCGGCCTGCTCGGGGGTCATCTTGCGGATGTCCGAGTTCGAGCGGAAGGACTTACGCATGTGCTTCAGGGTCTTACCCACACCGAACCGCTGCATGAGCTTTGCGTACTCGGTGAGCTGCCACATACCAGACGCGCCGAGACCCAGCATCTGAGTCACAGCCTGCATGAAGCGAAGCCCAGCACTGAAGTTCTTGCCTACAGGACGACCGTGAATAAGGTTAACTGCATCCTTGAACAGGTCATTGTATTGCTTCTTCAGTGGGCCGGGTACGCTGTCCAGCAGCTCCTGGTGCAGCTTGGCCATGTCGGATTCGGTCTTGATACCCACCCGAGCGAACGCTGACCTCCCAGCGGCGTCGTCCATGTAGTGCTCAAGGCTGTTGAACAGATCGGTCTCGAACAGGTCATTCGCCTTGATGGTCGTCCCATCGGGCAGTCGAATGGTGAAGTGGCCATCTATGTCAACCCGATTCTTCAGCCGGGAGAACTTGTTTGCCTCGTCGGTCTTACCCGCGAACACATCAAGCACCCGCTGGATACGCTTCGGGTCAAGCCCTGCCTTGGTCAGCTCGTCTCGCATGACCGCCAGTCCCTCGTTACCTACGTGGTGCCGGAAAGTCTGGTCATTGAAGTCGCCCTTACGGCGGGCACGGTCAAGGATAGCCGTAGCCACGTCTTGGGCCAGCTCGTCGCTCCAGTCCTTGTTCCGGTCGAGTAGGGCGTCCTTCAAGCCGTCCCTAAGTGCGGCCCGTGCCTGCTTTTGGTCGAGTCCGGCATCCTCAAGGCGGCGCTCAAGCTGCCCGATCTTTGCACTCGACCACAGACGTGGGAAGTATCCAGGGTGTTCTACAACCTCGTCTGCACCGTACACGCCAGCCCGTCGCATTTCACCGATGACGGTCTGCATGGCATCTTCCCAGGCGTCCGCCAGCTTAACCACGTCAGATGGAATGCCAGGGCCACCCTTGGCGGCAGACCCCGTGTTGAAGTGGGACGTGGCCCGGAAGTCCAACTCGTCCATAAGCTGCTGGCTAAGTTGGTGCTGGGCAGCAGTAACCTTGGCAGGGTTGGTCAGGTAGTGCCAAGTCTTGATACCACGCTTGGACAGAATCTCCTGCACCGTATCCTCAACCACCCGCTGCTTCGAGGTGAACGTCGCCCGAATGCTACGTGCCCAGGAGTCTGCCGAGTCGTTGGACTGTTGGAGGGGGTTGTCGAGCAGCAGGTCTGCAACCCGTTTGTTGAACTTGGCGAACGACTTGTGGAAGTTCCACCCAAGGGCTGCGGCAGCATTCTCAGACTTGTACATACCCTTCATGGAGTTCCACAGATTGTCCTGGGTCTGTACCACGGCAGCCTCCAGCTCCGCCCGTGTGGGGTTCTCTGGTAGGAACATAAGTTCATCACCACCCCTGCCCTTGAACTCAATACGCAACGGCTCACGCAGCAGGTCATCCGCTAACCCGAGGGCCTTAATGAACGCACTCTGTTCGCTTGTCGGGATGCCCAGGAGTTCTCGTACCTTGTCCACAAAGGACTTCAGCATACTGCGGCCACCCTCTGCCGGGATAGAACGTAACATGGCCTCGAACTCCTTGTCGCCGGAGAACAGGCCAGCCATGAACTCGTCCAGGTTCTTAGTGAAGTACCTCTCGTAGAATCCGGTGTTCTTCTTTCCCTTTTGGAGTACCTTACGCTTGGCCGTTTTGTAGATGTCCTCAAGCTCCCGGACTATTCGACCGTGGGAGGTGTTGGGGTTGGCCTTTCCGTACCGCAGCTTGTGATACGTGGCACCGTGCATAATCTCGTGGGCGAGTGTCCACGGGTCGTCCGCGAACGGTCTCGTTACGACTACCTCATGCCTGCCTGGGTCATAGTACCCAAGGTAGTCTTTCCCCTTCGGTGCCTTGGCGTGGTACACGGGAAGATCGTCCAGGGTTGGGCCAAGGCGGTCAGCCAAGCTCTGTAGGAACAACCGGGCCTTGGGGTCTTGCACCTTCTCCAACGCGGACGCGATGGCGTTCCGTGCGGTAGTCTTGAGTCTCACGCCTCGCGGGGGCGGGATGTGCTCTGCCGCAGGCATCGTGTACTTCGGCACACGCTCCATCTCCTTCGCAATGCGGGCAGCCTTCTCAGACTCCACTCGGCGGGCAGTGTCGGCCACAGTCTCGTACACGGTGGAACCGTCACTGCGGACAATGAGGGTGCCATCCGGCTCGTACTTTGGACGCACTACCGTGGCTGTGGTCATGTTCTCTGGAACCACCATCCGTGTGTACGCATTCAGCTCACGGGAGGGGAAGTCTGCATCGACTGGTAGGAGTCTCCCCGCCCTCGTGGTGACTACTGCAATGCCTCCGCCCAACATGGCGTCCGCCACCATCTCCTGAACGGACATGGGGCGTACCTGGGTTATCATGGAGTTAATACCTACAGAGGCAGCACCCTCCACGCCTGCGGACATAGCCGCCCTGGCCTTCCAACTAATGTTGGTGAACCGGGCTGCGGAGCCTACTCCGCCAGACAGAAAACCAACCCCAAGCCATACGGGGTCTATCATAGCGGTGACCATACCGAACACAGGGTTGTCGCCCATGATTTGTGATCGGTTCCTGTCGGTGAGAATCTGCTCAAGCCGGTAGTTGTGTTCCTCCAGTGATCGGGACTTGTTTTCCAGTAGGAACTCACGCTCGGTTTCTGTTAACTGGTAGGGCACTGTAAGGATGGCATCCGCCACATTCAGGTCGCCATCCTCAAACTCCGGCTTGTGAATGAACTTCCACAAATCCTTGGCCGCCCACATGTCAGCACCGGCCTTCACGGAGTCCCAGATTGAGGCCCGAGGCCGCATAATCTCAGCGGCACGGGCCTCTGCCTCACCCTGTAGGGCAGGCATCTGGAAAGCGTCAGCCAATGACTGTACGGGGCTATCCCCCGAATCTGAGGGAGCACTGGGGGTTACTGGAGTAGGGGGAGCGACTGGGAAAGTCTCAGCCCCCTCGTCCTGGGGCAATACCTCATTCGGGTTCGTAGCCATATCATTTCCTATTTGTGATGCCGCCTAATGTAGTCTCGGACAGCTTTAACGTAGAACTGGTTCCGCCTGTGGTCGTGGTTTACATGGCCGTCCTGCTTGTGGGCAGTGTACGCCGGGGTCTTTACTAGGTAACCGAGGGCAGCTTCCTCGTCACCTCGGGCCATAGCCTGAAGGAGGTCTTGGTACACCCTCCCCCGACCGTCGCCATAGGATTTACTGTGGAATCCCACACCAGACTGATAGGCGAAGTTCGCCAGGAGCTTCTGGGCGTCCACGTCGTTCTTCAGACCGTTCCGCTGGATAGCAACCTGTGCAGACCGCATGGCGTCCTCGGATGCCTTGTAGAACAGGTACTGGGCCACCTCGGGCTTCAGGTTTCCGCTGGTGTCGAAATCACTCTCCTTGGGCCTGTACTCTTTAGAATGCAGCCCAATCCCCACGGTCTCATTACCGCTGGTGTCCTTGTAGGGTTTACTGCGGTAACCCTCGAACTCATACAGAGACTTCCGAACCTCCAAAGCATTCTCAGGGCGAATCCCAACACCGTTCATGCCGTTGAAGTTCATGGTTGCCCCGGTCTCTGGGTCTTTCGCTACAAGCCCCGTACCCATCACTGCGTTTCCGTACTCGTCCTCGCGGCGAATCTCGTTACGAACTTCCTCACCAACACCATACACGGCGGCGGTGTCCATAGTGAACCCGAGACCAGTCTCGCCGTCTGGGTCGAACACTTGGACAGTCATCTGACCGTCGCGGACATCCACCCGGTACTTCAGGTCATCCCTACCCTGCAACTCTGGTGCAGAGGCTATCTGCTTTGAAACGGCCTTGGTAATGAGTTCCTTATCAGCCACGGCGGGCGCGTTGAACACAGCGTGCATATCTGCGTTGCGGGGTAGGAACATAATACCCTTACCATCCTCCAGCTTGAAGGTGCGGTTCGATACGTTCATGACTGCCCGCTTGGCCAGGGCCTCTGGAGACAGGTGAGTCAGCGAGCGGGACAGCTCCCCGAACTCATACCGCAGCTCGTCGTTCAACCTGGAGTACGCACCGTCCAACTGCTCGTCCGACCACCCCATAAAGGTAGTGGTGGATATTGCGCGGTTCGCCGCGATCTGGCTTGAAAACAACTCACCAACAACACCGACAGCGGATGCCCAGTACCCGCGAGTCTGAAGATCGTCAAATACCGCACGGGCCTCACTGTCAAGCTGTATACGTCGGGCTTGAAACTCCTGTGGTGACAGGTTCTTCAGGCTGTCGAACTGTTCCCGCGTACGGGCTATGGCAGTCTCTGGGGTCGAGCCGTTCCGCACATGCTCCTGGACGGTCAGCATGAAGTCTTTCTGCTGGTCGGTCATACCGGAGTAGTACGTAAGCTCCTGTGCCCTCATGCCCGCACGCTGGGCCTTGTCAATCTCACTGGTCAGTGAGGCAATGATGGCAACTTGTTCAGGGTTCGGGGGTTCCCGGTTGCCCTTCGTGTCCACCCCTGTTGAGTCAATGATGGCCTGAATGGACGCTCGGGAGTATTCCCCGATCTTGGATTGTAGTACCTTGTTCCCGGTGTTGCTCGCCGTGCGAATCATAGTCGGAAGGGCGGCGGCAAAGTTCCCACCATGTTCCAGTACTGTAGCGGCGATGTACTCGCGCGATGCCTTCTCAATGGTCGTGTTGTTTGCCGCCAGTACACCAAGCTGCCCAGTGGCGATAGCCCGTACTGAGTCGAATCGTTTGGTGTCCTCGAACAGCCCCTTAGCGTAGCTGGCCACAGAGGATGCGAAGGCTTCCGGGGATATCGCCCCTATCTCCACACCCTGTTGACGGTGGGCGTAGTATTCGTTGAAGGACGGGCGAGGTGCGTCGGGGTTCTCCAGATTTGCTCGGATAGCCACATCCCGCTCCCACCACTGGTTATTTATGCGGAAGTCGTGCTTGCCAAGCGCAGTGTGATACTTCGTGGCCAAGCTGGCCTGAGTGTCCGGGGGCAGCTCATTGAACAGGGTTCGGGTTTCCTCACCTGGGCCTGCGATGTTTGCCTGCTGGAGAAACTGGTACAGGGACACATCCCCCTGGGCCATGTTCGACTCGACCAGCTCCTGAATGAGTTTCGATTTGGCTTCCACCGGGAGGGGGCCATTCCAAATATCGCCGTACACGAATGCTGCGAGGGCAGTCGCAGCCTCCTGATACCCAGGTGACCCCGGCATACCCGTGTCCATCATCTTCTTCGTGAGGACGCTGGCCCGTGTGCTAAGACCCTGCATGGTCTTTTGCACGATGAACTCGCCGTGGGCCTTATGATGGGCCGCTAGACTCGCCCGCTCAGAGGTAACGAGCTGGGAAAAGAGTTGCTGACGGGCTTGCTGGGACATACTCTGTAGCAACGGCTGTAGCTCACGCCGTTTGCTTTGGAGGTATGCTTGCATCTGCCTCGGCTCCATTTCACGGAGTTTCGGCATGTCCTTACTGATCTGGGCCTCGTAGTCTGACAGGGCTAGGCGACCCAGGGTATCCCGGTAGCCAGCCTTGGCCCATTGGCGTGTCAGGAGGTTTGTCTCAAGCTGTTCTTCAGATTCAATGGTGCCGACTGCCAGGGCACCGTCAAGATATGCTTGCTGTTGCTGTTGTTCGATCAAGGCGTCAGAGATTTTAATCCCGACGCCAAATAGGGCTGAGACTACAGGGTCAAGTTGGCCAGAAGGTACGGGTTCAAAGTTCCCGTGCTTCGTGGCCACCTGATTGTCGAACACGCCCCCGGTGTTCTGGGGGCCTACTCGACCACTGCCTTGTACGGCGACCTCGGGGGTTCGCCCTGCTTCTACGTTCAGCCGCTCAGAGGTTCGCTGTACCATGTTCCTTCCTTAGAGTTTATAAGACACGCTTGGGGTGAAGTCGGACATGCTTCCGAACCCGGAGCCTAGTGTGGCACCACCGGGCTGTCCAAGCCCCGCGAGGCCGGGCTTGTTACCCAGCCCCAGGCCAACTTGGCTGGCGAAGATGTTACCAGCATAGCTGATAGCAGCCCCCAGCATCGCACCGCCCACGGACACAGGGGCTACGCCCTGCTTGGGCGGTAGGCCAGGAATGTCCGGGACCGATGTATCTATCATGGGTTGACTGTTCCTGTAGTCTGTGTACAGGTTCCTCAACTGGGTGTCCAGGGTCATGGTGTTCATGTCGTTCTGGACACGGGCGTCGATTTCAGCCTCACCCATCTTCAGTTCGATGTCTCCGGCCACTGCATCAACACTGGCACCAATGGTGCCCGATGCGGCTGCCGAGACCTCAGACGACGCCAGGGCCTGCAACCGAGTCTTACCGATACGGTTGATGTCGCTGGCTGTCTGCTGCTTCTGCAAGGCCCGCTGTAGATTCAGCAGGCCCGCTGTGAAGTTCGTATTGATAAGGGACTGAATGTCTGCCTTGGCCGTGGCCTCGTTCTGCCTACCCTGGCTCGCCAGGGATTGCTGAATCTGCTTGTACTCCCGTTCCTGGTTGATTAGGCTCTGTTGGTACTGGTTCGCTGCCTGTACCCGTTGCTGCACTTGTGCGGCCTTGGCACTGGCCCCCGCTCCGAGGACACTCAGCGCCATGCCTGCTGCTTGCATCCACATGGCTTACCTCCTGGCTAGTTTCTGATGATACCTGCACACGTATTCAAGTGCGAGGATGTTCATTTCCCCAACACCGTCGGCAGTGAAGGTCACAAGGGTTGTTGGTGCCTGGGTGCGGCACGGCACTATAACGGAACCTTCCTTACTCACCGGGGCTTCCCCCAGGGCAAGTTCAGGGCTTGACCACTTCAGCGGAGTAACCGGGTACTCCAGTGGGTCGTTCCGGTTCCCAGTGTCCCGAACAGACACATTGAACTTCTGGGTGTTCTGTGTCAAGACGTGGTACCGCAGCAGGGTCATCTTATTCGTGGCTATGGGCACACCGTTCCGGTCAATCAGTGTGGGAGGTGTCGGGCTGAAGCTCGACTCATACCCCAGGCCCACGAACACTTGACCTGTCTGGCCGAAGCTCGGATGCAGGGTTATCAACCCCGTGCTGTCGTCGTACGTATTCCCGATCTCCTGGCCGCCTTGACCACCGGACGAGATTGTCGTACGGGGCTTCTTGTCTGTGTCGTTGAACAGTGCCCGGTACTCCTCCGGGAGCGTGTATCCACCACCCGTGACACTAACTGTACGGCTCCAGTCCAGGAAGGGGCGAGTCATCGAAGCATCGTCCAATGCCCCGGCCCGTGGGTCGATTGTTCCTAGAATTATTCGAGTACCGACCACACACACAATGTTAATCAGCTCGCCGGAGAAGTACGCATACGCTATGTCGTGCGCGAACGTCCAGCGGTGCCAAGCACGTAGAACCTTTTCCTCACCAGACCAACTGTACTCGTGGACAATCAGGGACTTCTTGTCGCCCGTCTGCCCAAAGATCACCATGCTCGCCACTGAGGACGACACGATGAATCGGCAGCGCCCCGCCATGTACTTCGGCAGGTGCTCGGTTGCGTCCGTAGACACGTACTGTGAGTCCGTGTAGGGCGACGGCAACATTTCCATGACGCCGAAGAACTGGCTAGACCGTGGTGCTGGGTATACCAGGGTGCGGCCAATGGCCACTGGGCTAGACTCCATGTCGGCGGCGTACGTGGAAGTCACAACAACCTGTGCAGTCCTCGGGGTAATCGCCACGTTCCCGGAAGGAATCAAGGCTTGATACCCAGCGGAGAATAGCAACAAGTCCTTCGAGAAGGGTACCCCGTACTCGTATGCTGCGGAACTCGCGGCGCTGGAGCCGATATGGATCGGGTCACTGTCCAGAAGTTCCGTCACCGTCGTGCGGAAGAACCGCCGGGGTTTGTTCGATGCGGACATGGACACCCACGGGCCAGCTAGTACAACAAGTCGGCCCTGGTAGGATGTGAGGCCAGTGATACCCCAGTCAAGGAAGTTCGGCTTCTCGTTTGACTTATCGTCACCTGCCAGTCGTCCCTCGTAAACTGAGGAATCCAGAACCCACGACGTACCGTCGTAATAAATCTCCACAGGCATGTTTGATATACCTGTAGGGGAACCCCAGGAACCCACCTCAAGCCATGCCTGCTGGCTAGAATCATATCGATAGTACACCGGATTCTCGCGGGGGCCAGTAGCCACGATGAAGCCGTCAGCACCGCTCGGCAAGGTAGCAGGCAAGTCAGACGCATTGCGTACACTGGCAGACCCGGACGCTGATATGTAGAAGTCTCCCGAGCCTGTAGTCACGCTGAGGTTAGCCCCAGCCGTCACGGTGTTGACCACCATATAGACGTAGCTACCTGTCCGCGATACCGAATACTTCCCCGAGGCGTTGCTCGCCACCCAGGAAGCAAACTGCGCACGTAGCTGCTCTGCTATGTAGTCCGTGGTGGACTGTGCCGCATGGCTGGGGTCTGTTCCGTCCGGTGTGGTGTAGGTGAAGGTTGCGGTGTGCGTCCCGTACGAGAAGGTAATGCTGTAGGACTTACTGAATGCTGACGCCTTGATGTAGAAGTACGCACGGCGGTCTGGGGAGTTCCCAGTAGTGCTCGACACCGCAGCCGGTACCTTCTCCACGTTCGCCAGGAACAGGCTGTCGCCCACGCTGGCGGGGCGGATAGCCCGTGCGTCCGTGGCAATAAGGTAGTTCGATTGTAGGGTCTGGTCTAGGGTGTACGAGTCGTCCCGGATGTGGACTTGGCCGGTCTTGGTGTTCACCATGACGTGACACCGGGCACCGGCAATGTCGGAGTACATCGCGAAGATACTATCGCTGTCACCCTGGGTTACTGTCTGAGCGTATTTGAACTCCACACCAGGACGGCGGCGCAGCCCCGTTACGGGGTCAGACAGCATGTTCGTCTGCTCAGTAAGCTGCCCCGGTAGACGAGCACGGGGCACCTGTTGGGATACCCCTTGCAACAGGTTCTGGTAGCTGGATTCAAAGCTCGACATATTATCCTCTCATGGCTCCGCGGATACGGTTGTACCGGCGTGAACGCAGCGTGGTGTACTTACGGTTCCGTAGGTGTTCGGCTTCCAGTTGAATGCGGGCCTGGGCAGACTTCTGCTGCCAGATCGACAGGGACTGCTCGGCCCCGATGTCATCTACGTATGCCTTTACACATGCTTCGTACAGGACGTGTGTGGCTGCTGACTCAGGCAGTTCCTCGAAGTCCACACGGACTCGAATCTGCCCACGCAGCGGCGTACCGATAGGCCACACGAAGTCAAGTGTGTCGGGATTCAGCAGCCGGTCGCCTCGTTGGACAGCCGCATTATCATACGGAATCCACGCGACGAGGTTTACAGGTAGGTCGATTTCCCCGTTTACGTTGGGGTACAGTTCTACATCGAAAGAGTTGAACCACCACTCCTGCAATTGCAGGTCGGAGGTCTGTGCCTGGATAGCGTTGCGGATGATGGCAACGGTTGGGTTCCGGGAGTCTATAGACGTGACTACCGTTTCACCGAGGGCAGGCAAGATTCGGTTGATTGCTTCAAGCAGCTTCATGTGACTCCCAAAACGAAAAAATGGGGCAGGCCAGTAAAAGGCCCGCCCCTATTGGTTAGTCTGTGTAGACTACTGCGGTTGCGTCACCACGGCGGATGCCGACAGTGTACATGTGGTACGAGTCGAGGACAGACTGGAAGTCCTTGGGGTCGTCCCACTGACGTACGGTCATACCGTGTGCCTCCACCGTCACAAGGGTCTTGCGGGGGTGGAACAGGATGAACGCAGCCTTAGCCTCGGTAGCAGATACGTTGAACTGCGGGCCAAGGATGTGGTTGGTAATAGCGGCATTCGGGAATCGGGGAGTCTCGATGACGCGGATACCGTTCAGTACGGCGATACGGCGCTGGCTGAAGTCGTTGTAACCGCTACCACCTTGGAATTCTACGTTCAGGAGCTTCTTGTGGTCAAGCAGCACGTTGAACACTTCAGGCTTCATCAGGGTAACGAATTCACCCAGGGAGCCACCGAGGTCACGGTTGATGAACTCAGCCAGGGCTTCCTTGTGGGCAGCAACGATGAAGTCGGCCTTGGATTCGGCATCCGTCTCGGCAGCGTAGCCGGTCATGGTGTCTTTGTAACCATCGAAGAACGCGCCGGAGTTCTTCAGGGCGGCGGGTGCAACCCAGTCACCAGCCTTGATAAGCTGGATGATGTGGGCTTGGTCGAACGCCTTGGCGTGAGCGGTGCCGTGTTCGGCGGCGTACTCAGCGGTGAAGTCCGGGGAAGTCCAGTCGTCCTGGTAATCGAACGGCGTACGGATGTACGAGGTCGTATCGACAGTGATCACCAGCTTGTCGTTCGGAATGCGCTTGGGGTCAAGGGTCTCACCGTTGCGGCGACCGGAGACCGAGGCACCGCCTACGCGGTCGATACGGTAAGCGTTCGACTGGTTCTGGACGGAGCGGAAAGTCGTCAGACCAGCGGAACGGAACAGGGAACCGACACGAAACGAGCCATCAATCTCGCCTTCGTAGGCTTCGATGTGGATGTCGAGGTCGGCGTTGGCACCAGCCCAGTGCGTACGGGTCTGGTTCGCGGCGTAAGGAGTTGCAGCCATATTATGTTTCCTTTGCTATGCTGGGCTTACAGCCCGAGTTGTTGGCCCAGCTTGCGGCGGGCGTACAGTTCTGCACGCTGGTTAGCGTACTGTGGGTTTTGATGCTCAGGCACCAGCTTTTGGAGTGCTTCCTGGAACTGGGCCTTCGTCAGGGCTTGGGCTGCGTCACCTCGGCCCGCTGACGGATTTTGATACTGGGGGCGTTGTGCCAGTCCACCATTTTGGTTCGCGTACTCAAGGATGAACTGTGCGCCAGACTTGATCTTCGCCGTGTTCTTGCTGTCAAGCAGTTCAGCGGCGACTTGGCGCATGTGCAGCGGCGCTTGTTTGTTGAACAGGGCCACTGCTGCGTCCCAGTTCTCTCGCCCACCAGCACCCTCGTAAATCGCCCGCACAGTGGCCTCACCCTGTACTCGTGCGGTGTTCACGATCTGCTCTGCAAGACCTACAAGGGCCTTGGCCTTCTCGCCACCCACTTCCTTGATGTAGTGGGTGTCAATCAGGTTGGCGTCCATGTACTCGATGGCCTTACCGAGTGCCCGCTCGATGTCCAGGCCGGGTGCCGACGCGATGAACAGTTCCCCGAGGGAACGGAGCTGCGGGTCGTCCAGCGTGGACAAGTCAAGGTCATTCAGCCCACCTGTCGGTCGTTCCAGTTCAGGCACTGGCTGAGTGATTTTGGGCTTCTCGATCTGCTGGCCCTCAAGGGGGTCTTTACGAGCTGCGTCTTGCTTCAGCAGTTCTTCCAGCCGTGGGTCAAGGGCCGGTCGTTGTGGCTGAGACTGCAAGAATTGGTCTTGGCTCTGCGGTTCGTGGCGTACCGGTGCTTGGGGCGCACTGGCACCCGAGGCATAGGCGGGCACGTCCGGGATGCCTGCGGGGGCGGGAGCCGGGGCCTGCACTTCTCGGGAATGCTGGGCGGCACCTGCTGGGGCAGCGGGTACGCTGTGGCCATGCACGGGCACCTGTTGGGCTTCAATCATCGGTCACTTCCTTATTGAACTTGTAGATTTTGCAGTGCCTGTGTCTGGGCTGCTGCGGCTTCTGCTCCAGCCATCTGGGTCTGGGCGGTCTGTTGGGCTTGTTGGGCCTCGGCTTCTGCGGCCATCTGCTCGTCTGACTTGAACAGCAACGTGGTGTCCACACTGCGGCCCGAGTATACGAGGTCAGCCAACTTTGACATGTCGATACGGGAATCAACCTGGGATAGCACTGGTGCGATTGCGGCCAGCTCCTGTGCGGCGGCGAGTACGTTCTGCACGTCTACGCTGCGACCAAGCGCGGGGATACCTGCCATCACATCCAGCTTTACATCCTCGGTTATAATACCTTGGAGTGCTCCTGGGTTAATCTCAAGCAGAAGGACAGGGGCCATAGGCACCTGCATCCCCTCGGCCAGGGAGCTGTACACCCCACCAAGGACGTTCTCTGCTTCGAGTGCATCCCGTCGAATCTCATAGGCGGTCACACGTTCTGCGTCCCGCGTGTTCGCGGTGTACATGAACGCTCGTGCCAATCGACTGAACACGGAATCGATGTCGGCTGACAGTGCCTGAATCTTCTGCGAGGAACCAGACTCGTGGAAGTTCACGGAATCCGGTGTACCAGCCACCCATTCACCAGACTCGCTCTTTGCGAGGGTGTCGATGTCAGTGCCGGTGCCGGGTGCCACGAGATTCACGATCTTCATGGACTCGACCTCGTACAGGGTCAGGGCTTGCGACAGCTCAGACAGCTTGGCGAAGTCACCTGCGAAGTCCTCGACCAGCCCACGACCGTAGTGCTCACCTGCAACGAGGTTCCAGGTCGGGGCGTGCCACGGGCAGTTATGCTCAGGGTAGTACCCTGGCTTACCGACCGGCAGGCCCTCAATCTCCTGGCTCACTTCGAATCCGCTACGCTTACCGCGACGGACACGCTTGATACAAGTGTACAGTTCCAGAGGCTTGGGGTCGGGAGTCTGCAATAGGTTCGGGTGTCGAACCAGAAGCTGCTCCTGGAACTTCTTGTCCAGGTCGTTCACGTCCACGTACTCACGTAGAACAGCACATTGCAACTTCCCACGTCCATCCCGCTTTGCAGAGAAGGATTGCAGGCCATAGGCCACTGTCTTACTGGCTTCACTGTCCCGGTATAGCAGGACGTTCCCAGTGACGATCAAGTGTTTCAGTGCGATCACGAGTTGGTTGTAACTCGCGTTCTTGAACAACTGCTGGCAGGCATCCATTTCCATACGTGCCAGCGATGCTGAGATTTCAGACGGGGACAAGCCAGCCTGTTCTGATTGCTGCCTCAGTTCCTCACTAAGGGTGACTTTAAAGAACGGGCGCGAACTTGGAAACAGCAGCGAGGCCAATTTCGCAGACAGGTTGTTCACCAGAAGCGCCCCCATACCCTGAAAATCTCGCTCCAGGTTCTGTTGGGTTCCAGCGAACGCAGCCCGCTCCACGTCGGCCATGAGTGACGCCACTGTCCAGCGGCTGTATTGCACGCTCCGTTGAACAAGGCTGTCGTCCCTGTACCGCTCGAACAGTGCCTTCAATGTGGTGTGGGCCATGTGCTGTCCTTAAACGATGTCGATGCCGAGGGTTGTGGACAGGGAGGGCATCTTCCGCTTACGCTTCTGCTCGGGCTGTGCTTGCTCAGCACCGCCACCTGCCACCACTTCAGCCACCTCCGTGCCCTGTTCCTGGGCGAGCTTCTGTAAGTTCCTCTGTAAGGTTTCTGCTGCGAGCTGGCGCTGCATCTGCTCGGCAGCCATGGCCTTACTCTCTAGTTCAGCCTGTTGTGCGCGACGAGTGGTTTCCTCGTACTGTTTAGCTGTTTGGATTCGTTGCCGCTCGGCTGCCTCTTCGGCGGCGCGGGCAGCAGTTGTGCTGGGTCGGGAAAATAGTCCACCCATGATTTCTCCTTATGCTTGTAGGCCGAGGTTACTCGACAGCGAGCCTCGGCCACGGCGGCGCTTATCATCACCCAC